TGAGTAGCCCTGTCCCATGCCTCGTGGTGCGTTTAGGTAGGGCAGGTAGCCATCGTGTGACTTATTGCGCTCCGCGCCCTCTCTGATCGTTCTAGGACTGGTATCGTAATTTGAGTTCATGTGTTCTCCTTTAATCATCTGCTGGAAGAAGAGGACTACAGATTACTTCCCCGGCAATCATTTTTTTATTGTATTCAAGATAATCACAAATAATTTCCGCATCCTCCATATCGTAAGTTTTCTGGTGCATTGAGAGTAGGGTAAAAATTACAACTAAACTATCTGAATACCCGCTCATTAATATATTGTGCAGCTTTAAAGTCATTTCCATAGACCTTAAACCTCGCAATTCTTCTTGGTCTTTGTCAATCTCAGTATCTTTAATACTCATTAGAAGTCACCTCTGTTTAGCGGTTCAGCCTGCCCGTGACGTGGATCGTCAAGCACCTCGTCCAAGCCCTGATTCTGTTCTTGCTCTCGGTTGTGATACTTAGCTTCCTCATACTGTCTGACCATTGCAAAGTATGAGTCTAATAGGTTGGCTTTAGTTTCGTTATCTGCTCTTGAGAAACTTATTACTAGCCGTGCTGCTGCTAACTGGAAGTCTGTAATCATTTTATGCTCCGCATTGTGAGAGGTAGGAAGTGAAGGCAATCGCCATTACAACAATAATTATTATAAACCACGGGGTAGGCTCGAATGGTGGGCGCTTTTGGCGTGGGAAGAACTCGTCATATTTGCTCATGCTGACACTCCGATTGAAGCAAAGTATTCGACTACCTCGTCTGAATGTGTATCTGAACTTAAAATACTTCTTATTGAGCCAATCCAATATCCAACAAATTCTGGGTGGTAATCGAACGGGCCACCCCAACTGATGTTTCCCTTTACACATCCTTTCTCTATTAGAGTATCACTAGCGTTATCCTCTGCTGACATCGCTATTTCGCTTATTTTGTTAATGCCTTCTAAACTAACTGCATCGCGAAGTTGTTTTAATGTAGTCATTTTGCATCTCCTGTAGTCAGACTCAAAATGAACCTGATGTAGAGATATTATATAGAACTATTAGAGTTGTCAACTATATTTACAGACAAAAAAAGGGCCACGATTTCTCGCAGCCCAAAGAGCGCAACTACCAATCACGCAAATTAATTGTACATCAGAAGGGAGTTTCGTCTGGCATATCGTCAAAAGGCGTTTTGTATGGGTCTGTAGCTGGCATATTTCGTGAATCATGCTTAGGCTCAGACTCCTTGCCCTTGCCTAAGAACTGCACCGTATCTGCCGCAATCTTGGTGCTGTATTTTGTTACACCAGACTTATCCTCATACTTTTCTGTTTTCATTTTGCCCTGCACATAGACTTGTGAGCCTTTATCTAGGTACTGAGCGCAGATTTCCGCCAGCTTGCCAAAGGTAGATATGTTGACCCATTCCGTACCTTCTTTGCTTTTGGTTTTCCAGCCACAAGCTATAGAGAAGTTTGTAACTGCATCTCCATTAGGTGTTACACGAGTTTCTGGTGCTTTCCCAAGTCTGCCTATAAAACTGCAAAGGTTTAAATCCGACATTATTTTTTCTCCAGTTGTTTAATTGCGTCATCTACTTCACCTAAAAACTTAACTACTTCTGTTTCCATCTTAGCTATTAGATCGTTATCTCTCCGCAGTCTTGAGACAAATAGCTGTAGATGCTCAGGCACTCGTGGGTCATAGCTTACAAAGTCGCAATAAGTTGCGTCAGTTACCCACATCTGACACTGCATCTGATTTACATATACCGCAGGTGGCTTGTTATCAAGCCTATATCCTAGATGCGTCTGGGTGTTAGGACACTTGATCTCGATTAACGCATTAACACCACTGATAATGCCATCAGGAGACGCTCCAAGCCACTTTATCGTAGGATGGTTACAGAAGCCTACTTCGTCTACAAAATAGCCTGTATCGGCCTCATAGCGTATTCTGGCAAGAGGTTCATGGTCAGTACCCCACTGCATCGCAGCATTGTTAAAACTGTCAGCTACTTGACCAGAAACACGTTCTGCAATGATCTGCATCCTGTACTTCTGTCGGGTTACTGCTTCTCCTGCCTTACCTTTTGCTAATACATCGCTCATCCGGCTGGCGGTAACTGAGCCAAGACGGCTTTTAAACCAAGCTTCTGACCCTTGAATATCCATTTAATTTTCCTCGTTTAAGTCTCATGTGTGCTGCGCCACGACTTATCATTAATATGACAGCAGCATCGTTAATATGAATTACGCTTTCCCCATCAGTAACAAAAACAGAGCTATTCTTATTCCTGCCTTGTTGTGTACTTGTTGCCCACCTAACATTCCCCGGCTCATATCCTTTTTTATTATCAATTCTGTCCACTGAATGTGCTTTCGATGGACTAAAACCAATATGATTGAAAAATGACTGAAAATTACTTATCCAACCACTAAATAAGGTTATGCCTTTATTCCCATATCTTTCAAAATCCTTTGAATTCTTGTTCAGACATCTGCCTTTTATGGCAACCCATGTTGTGTATTCTTTTGTATACCTCATTCCATGAGTTGTCTTACTTTTAGAAGTAAGTCGAGATACGCATTTCCTACACCGACTTACCCGATTTAGACGAACTCTAGTAGCAAGATATTCCCCAATACCACCGCAAGCACATTTACATATCCATATAATATGTCCGTCTTTTGATTTATTTGGAGAAACAGATACGAATGAAAGTGATGGCATCAAATACCCTTGTTATAGATTAAAAGCGTATTATAAACCATTCTGGTGTCCCTTGAGCTATCATTTTAGAAAGTACCTCCCAATGACCTTGCCGCTATCAAGCCAGACATTCTCAGTGTGTATGTTATAGCCCATGCAGCGCAAATCATAAACTCTAGCTGACAGCCTCATACATTGCGCCTCTTTCATTGCGTCTAAAGATGTTAAGCGCCGCCTCTTCTTTAGTTGCCCTAGTAGCCAGAAGTTCTGTGATGATGGACTCATGCTAATTCTCCTTTGCGTTTGTTTTTAGAGGTAGCTAGACGGATCGTTGCTTCTGGATTGCCCTTAAACGTATCAGCAGCCGGAAAGTAGTTAGTCTTTAGCTCTTCTATTGTTTCGCTAGACTCGATCATTCGTATCGCTACTAATACCTGCTCTTCTATAGCATCGTCATCTACCTCAATCAATGGCAAATCTTCACCAGCGTAGATATATAAGCCGATGCCATGCAGTGCAATAGCCTTAGCCAGACATCTCTGCATTGCCGTGTTTACATCCATTGCAGAAGGATTTTTAATTGCCTTGTTTTGGTAGTCTAAAACAGGGAGCTGTGCAGTCATTGTTTTGCCAAACGCTGTGACACTGCAAAAGACCATCATCGTCTCGCCAAACATCTTTGGCTCTCCATACTTCCAATTTGCTGACGGATCATCTTCCAGCAGATAGTGAACAGCCCATGCCCAAGAGAGGTATGTTAATTTTCCTTTCTTCTCAGTATGTTCGTTTACATTGATTTGCCGGAGGTCGCTGTAGAGTAACTTAGTCATATCATATTCCTTTCATATATGGCAAAATGCCACTTGTATTATAACTGAGATTACGAACTATGATAGAACTAAATTTACCCTACCCACCAAGCGTAAATACTTATTGGGGTTTTCGTGGATCGCGGCGGTTTCTGACTAAGACAGCTAATGACTTTAAGCTAATAGTTAACCTTGCCGCTAAACGAGCTAGGTTTGGTGACGATAAAGTAGGTCTGGAGATACTGCTTCATGCACCAGATAGAAGGCGTAGGGACATAGATAATGTACTAAAGCCGCTTATAGACGCTCTACAGGCTGCTGGCGTATTTGACGATGACTCGCAGGTAGACCAGTTGATGGTAGCGCGTGGCAGCGTGATTAAAGGCGGTTCGTGCCTAGTGAAAATAAAAAGTTTACAAGAGTAGGAATCTGATCTATGCTTCTTACATCGGGAGTGATAACCCCGACAACAGAGAGGGAGTCAGTTATGCAATACAGTATCTTTTGTGGTGAGACAAAGGCTTTTAGCCTACCCCTTTCTATGGTTTTAAGCTGTCGGCTTATCCCCGGCTCTCACCCCAAAGGATATTGATATGAGTTCAACCCCGTGGTTTAAGTTTTATCCCGGCGATTATCTTGCCGATACTAGAAGGCTTACCAGAAGTCAGCATGGAGCATATCTATTAATTTTAATAGACTATTTTGCTACTGGAGAAGCTCCTCCTAATGACGATTTGCTTCTTGCTAGGCTTACGCTGTGCGATACGCAAAGCGAGTGGTTAGCGATACGCAAAGCGATTGCTCAGTATTTTGAGATAACTGATGTTTGGCTTAATTCTCGTTGCGAGAAGGAATTACTAGTTAGAGGGTCAGAACACACGAAAAAAAGCAAAGCAGGTAAATTAGGCAATGAAATCAGATGGGGGTCATCGCAAAGCGATACTGAAAGCGACTCGCTAAACGATCGCAATACCAGAAGTCAGAAGTTAGATGTTAGAAGTAAGAAGTTAGAAGCTATAGATCAGAAGTCAGAATCAAAAGAATCTAAGTCAAAAGAATTGCGCGAAACGCGCTTAATTATCCCACCCATCCAGATTCCTGACTGGATTCCTGTAGACGCATGGAATGACTTTGTAGTTTCTAGGAAGAAACTTAGGAAGCCTCTTACTCAAGGTGCTATCAAACTTGCCATCTCTACTCTGAGCAAACTAAAGTCTGAAGGCAACGATCCTAAAGAAGTTATTGAGCAATCAATCCTGAGTGGTTACAGTGGTCTGTTTCCTGTCAACAAGGGTAAGCAGTCAATTACAGACCAGAACCGGGCCGTTGGAGAAGCATTTAAATTAAAACTACGTCAACAAGACCAGCAATCACAAGGAGAAACCTATGAACACGAGTGAAAAAGAACAGTTTACTGACCTGATAATCAATATATTTGAGATATACAGCATGAAGATAACGCCAGCTTCTATCATGATCTGGTCTAACTTGATGAATGGCTACCCGTTCAGCAGTGTTAAAGACGCACTTCTTAACCACGTTCAACACTCAGTATTTGCACCTAAACCTGCCGACATGATTAATTTTATTAAAGATC